AGATGCAACTGGCGCTGATGAACGAACAGGATGCAAAGCAGGCCAAGTTAAACAGGATGACTTATACCGACCTGGCAGAAGGGGCCGTAAGCGAATGACCCTTACAGGGCAAGGCTACATCTACTCTATCCATGACCGCGACGCCCATCCCCTCATCCCAGCCGGCGGCTGGTGTGTTGATGCGGTTCTTGTCACGGACGAGCCGCCCAACTACGCCGCTATCCGCAATGACATTAACTGGATTGTGCGCCTCAATCATGGCTGGAATCCGCAAGGAACCATTCCCGTTCGCAGTGGCTATGCCGACTATGCCAAACGCTGCGCCGACTTCGTAAGGCGCAGCAAAGGCGTCAACGTTTTCATCATCTCCAACGAGCCGAACCATGCCCAGGAATATCCGCACGGCGTCAAAATTGAGCCGGAAGATTACGCCGACTGTTTCAATCTCTGCTATGACGCCATCAAGCAGGTGCGCGCCGAGGCGCAAGTGTGCGTGGCTGCCGTTGCGCCGTGGGACGTGACGTCAGGCATCGACTGGCTGGCCTACTATCAGCGCATGTTGGCCGCCATTGACGGCTGTGGCGGTTTGGCCGTGCATGGCTATTGTCACGGTGCTGACCCGGATCTGATTTGGAGCGCCGAGAAAGTGCAGGGCTGGTTCTGGCATTTCCCCGTCATTTACCAGACGATTCGGGCGATACCTTCCAAGTTTTCCAGATTGCCTGTGCATGTGACCGAAACCAACCAGGGCGACAACGCCTGGCTTGACCGCAATTCGGGCTATGTACAGAACGCCTATCAGTCAGTCAATGACCACAACCGGCAAGCCGGCACGCAGAAGGTGCATAGCCTCAGCCTTTACCGTTGGCGCGGCGACAAGTGGCAAATCCACGACAAACCAGGCGTACAGGACGATTTCAAGGCGGCCGTGGCGAAGGGCTATACGGTAGAGAGTGGCCCAGGGCCAACGCCATTGCCGCCAACCATAGAGCCGCCGCAGCCTCCCACTGAAACATATCCCGCGCGTGAGATTGATCCAGTCCTGGCCGCACGCGGTGTCGAGTTTGACTTCGTTTCACCTTCAGCAGGAACAGGCTATTGGCAGGTGGTACTCGCTGAGCATTTGAATGAGGAAGAAGCCGACGCGGTGGGGCCGGATCATCATATCCTGGGCACTATCCAGCGCGGCGAGGCAATTGCCGTAGACGTGCCGCTGAAAGTTACCTGGCCGAGTGGCAGCACCACCATCCACAGCAAGGCGGCACAGTCCGGCGTTAGCTACAACTATGACTTTCCGATGTCATCTTCGCTTAACGAGTTTAGCATCTGGGTAGATGACGGCAACCCATCCGACAAGGTTTCGGGTATCGGCATGGGCGCGCACGGCAATCCGTCTATCCACACGTCCACCTGGATTGACTTCGAGTGGAAGATTGCCGAAGCTATCACGCCGCCTATTCCTCCGATCACTCCACTTCCACCCACCGGCGCGGTTGAGACCGGCGTTGTCCTCGCGCCCGCCGGTCTCAATCTGCGGATGGGGCCATCCACCAACTTCCCTGTGCTTGGCACGCTCAGTTTCGGCAGTACAGTCTTGCATGACGATGAACTGGACGGTTGGCTGCATGTGACCGACGGTTGGGTATCCGAGGATTATGTGGGCGATGCCGCCGGCATTACGACCACGACGCCGTTAACGCCGCCTTTGCTGCCTGGCGGCTTGGTGCATCCGCTGCCTGGCAGCGTCAGGACACAGGATTTCTACCAGAACCCGCAAGCCTACGCGCAGTTCTCTATGCCGGGCCATGATGGGACTGACCTAGCGGGTTTGCCCGCAGGCACGCCCATCCTGGCGATGGCCGATGGCGTGGTGCTACGCGCGGCCTTTGATGCGCCGGGCTATGGCAATTTTGTGGAGGTGGCGCATGACGCGCTGGGGGCGACAACCGTCTATGCGCACGCAGAGCGTAACGAGGTGAGCGTGGGGCAAGTGGTACAGGCCGGGCAGACGATTGCACTGCTTGGCACGACCGGCAACAGTACAGGCGTGCATCTTCACCTTTCGGTGCGCCTTATCAACAAGGATGGCAGCTACCGCGAAGATTGTCCCATGCGGAAGGGCAGAGTGGACCCAAGAACATGGGCGGCTATGCACAATCTCAAGCTATGAGCCAAAAAGGAGAATTACTTTGCGAAGAACTATTGCACTACCCGCTATCATCATCGCCATCATGCTACCTCTTTCGGGCTGTCTGCTACGTTGGGATTTTGACCCCGAACGGCTGGCCGAGTTGCACTGGATTACGCCGCCGGCCACACAGCCGGTGGAAGAAGAAGTTGTGATTTCGCAGCCGATAGCGACACCCGATGCTACGGCGGTCGCCATCGAGGATGCCGTAATAGAGGCAACAATGGTCGCAACACCCGCCCCAGAATGCCTTCTGAAAGGGAATATAAACGCACGCGGCGAGAAAATCCTGCACTCCCCAGGAAACGCTGCCTATGATCGTACCGTCATTGACCCTGAGCGCGGGGAGCAATGGTTTTGCGATGTCGCAACTGCGGAAGCTGAGGGATGGCGCGCAGCGCAGCGATGATCTACGATCCGCGTTGCGAAAAAGGAGGAAAACGTGGGTGACATTAATGGGCTAGTAAGACTGATTATTTATCTGCTTTTAGGCGGACTGATTATTTATATCGTCTACTGGATTCTTGGCATGTTGACCTTACCACAGCCTGTCAAAACGGTGATCTTAATCATCCTTGCTGTCATTGTGTTGCTGTGGCTGCTTTCCACGTTCGGAATTTTCACGCTGTAAGGTGAGTCATGGACATACCGAAGTCGGATATTCTCTGGCTGCTTGTCGTGGCCACCATCGCCTTCAGCTTTGTCGAGTTGCACCGCAGGGCGGACAGCGGCGAACACTTCTTTGCGGTCACGGTGGCGCTGGTCACGGTAGCGACAGCGTTGTTATGGGTCGCTATTGGCTAGGAATGATGTGATTTGTGAGCAGAGAGTATTCGCCGGAAGTGAAGGCTGAGGTGATGGCGGCTTTGCTTTCCGGCCAATCAGTCAGCAGCTTAGAAAAAGAGTTTGGCATCCCACGCGGCACAATTTCGGCCTGGAAGTCACGGAAGGTAGAACCGATTGTCGAAGGTGCTGCAACGGGCGCGACCCAAAAAAGGCAAGACCAAATCAACGGCCTGGTGCTGGATTTGCTGGTCGCACAGCTAAAGAGCCAAATCGCTTTGGCCGAACATGCCGGCGATAAACGATGGCTTTTCATGCAAGATGCCAGCGCCGTTGCAATGTTGCAAGGTGTTGGCAACGACAAAGTATTCCGTCTATTACAGGAGCTAGACCGTGAACGGCCTGACCCTGACCCTTCCGACAATTAACACGGGGCTGCGCAAAGCGCAGACTACAGCTAGGCCCAAAGACGTGCCACCCTTTGACCGTTGGCTGGCTATAACGACGCCTACCTATTCCTGGCATTGGGCGCATCTGACCCATATCCGTGAACGGCTCGATGAGGTAACAAGTGGAGCCAAGCGCAGGTTGATGATCTTCTGCCCACCGCAGCATGGCAAATCTACGATGACGACCGTGCGCTATCCTGTTTGGCGCTTGGAGCGGGAGCCGTCTTTACGTGTCATTGTCGGGGCGTATAACCAGACGCTCGCCAACCGCTTTAGCCGCCAGGCGCGTAAGATTGCGCTCGAACGCTTTGCGCTGGATGGGCAACGGGCAGCGGTGGAAGAATGGCAGACGGCTGCCGGCGGTGTCTTTCGTGCCGTCGGTGTTGGCAGCGGTATCACCGGGCAGGGTGGCGATCTGATCCTGATTGACGACCCGGTCAAAAGCCGCGAAGAGGCGGAAAGCCAGACCTATCGTGACCGCGTATGGGATTGGTTTTCGCAGGATTTGTTTACGCGGCAAGGGCCAAACGCCGCCATTATTTTGATCATGACCCGCTGGCATGAAGATGATTTGGCCGGACGCATCTTGGCAAGTGAGGATGGGCCGAACTGGACGGTAGTCAACTTGCCGGCAGTTGCCGAAGAAAATGACCCGCTAGACCCACCGCGTCTAGTTGGCGCGGCACTTTGCCCAGACCGCTATGACGAGACGGCGCTTGCCGAGCGGCGCATGGTGCTAGGGAGCTATGCATTCTCCGCGCTCTATCAGGGCAGCCCCATTCCGCACAGCGGCGGCATGTTCCATCGAGAATGGTTTGACATCGTGGGCGCTGCACCCATCGAGGCGACACGGGTCCGCTATTGGGACAAAGCGGGTACAGAAGGGGCGGGCGACTGGTCATGCGGCGTCAAACTGGCGCGTGACCGTGAAGGGGTGTTCTACATTGAGGATGTGGTACGCGGCCAATGGTCAGCGTTGGCAAGGGAGCGCATCATGCGCCAAACCGCCGAGATGGACGGCGGCGATGTGACCGTTGGCGTGGAGCAGGAGCCTGGCAGCGGCGGCTTAGAATCTGCCCAGAACAGCGTGCGCAACCTGGCGGGCTTTAGCGTCTATGCCGAGAAGGTGACGGGCGAAAAGCAGGTGCGCGCCATGCCCTTTGCGGCGCAGTGTGAAGCAAGGAATGTGCGCCTCGTGCGCGGCGCATGGAACCAGGCATGGCTTGAGGAGCTTGCGAGTTTCCCTTACGGCAGCCATGACGACCAGGTGGATGCGTCAAGCGGGGCCTTCGCGCGGCTGGTGGGTGGCTTAGGCCTCGGCATGGCGTGGGAGGACGATTGAAGCGGATCAAACTGCCCGCCGCGCCGTCCGACCCGGAATGGCGCAACCTGCGCGACGAACAGGGGCGGCTGTATGGGCGTGTCAATCGCACGCGGATGCTGCTGGAACTGCGCCGCAACCAAAAGACGGTGACATTCGATTTGCGTGTTTACATTGCAATTTCCGAAAAAAGTGATACAGTAGAAAACAAATAAATAACCTATGAGCGCAAGACGCCCACGAAGCCAGCAATGGCCGTGGGCGTTTTTTTATTGGCGGCCACCACAATGAATCGACTTACCGTTTTTGATGGCGCATCAGTCAAATCAAAAGACCTTTCGGCCTGGACAGCCGACGAATGGACGAGCGTATTCGGCTCCTATTTCGGCAGCCAGGAGCAATCGCCGCGCAGTCTGTACAGCGTGGTGGGCTGGCTCCATGCCTGTGTCAACCTGCGTGCCGGCCGCGTGGCGGCGATGCCGTGGACCATCTACCGGGGGCAGACCGCGCTGGTCAATGACGAAGATGACCTCTCTGGCTATCCCTTCCTTGACAACTTTATGGAACTGCTGGAATTGACCGAGGGCGCTCTCTCTTTGTGCGGCTACGCCTTTTGGTTTAAGCAGCGCAACCTGCGCAATGCGCCTTTGGGCCTACGCTGGTTTGCGCCCGACACGATAGAGGTACTTTACGACCGCACGCAGGGCATCGCCGGTTTTCGGCGTCTGCTTGACCCCACGCGCTCCATCGCCGTAGGCATTGATTTCACACCGGATGACATCATCTATTTCAGGCTGCCCAATGCCCTCAGCGAGCTTGAGCCTGGCACGCCACCGGCGCAGGCGGCCTTAGCCGATTCCTCCGTGCTGCACAACATGAGTGATTTTGTGAGTGGCTTCTTTGCGCGCGGGGCGATTAAGGCCACAGTGCTGAGCGTTGACCCGCTGATGCCCCAGGCTGAGATGGAGAAGATTGAGGCGTGGTGGAAACGCTTCTTCAGCGGCGTGCGCAAGGCGTGGTCTACCGCTGCCATCCGCGGCAAATTAGAGGCCGTGGTGGTGGGTGAAGGGCTGGAGTCGCTGACCAATAGCGAATTGACCACCGAGAGTCGCCAGGCCATTGCCACGGCGCTGGGTGTGCCTCATTCCATCGTCGCCGCGGATGCCGCCAACTTTGCCACGGCGCAACAAGATGAAATCAATTTCCTGACCAACTGCATCATCCCGCAATGTCGCCTGATTGAGCGCACGCTCAACCGCCAGATGTTTGCGGCCATCGGCTTGCGCTTTCATTTTGAGCCGGACCGCCTGAGCGCCATGCAGGAGGATGAGGAGCAGCGAGCGACCAGCTATGCCACCTATGTCAATGCCAAGATACGCCCATCCATTGCGGCGCAACTGGTGGGGCTGAACCTGCCCGACGGCGTCACCTTTGAGATGCTGGACCAGGATTTGGCGCAAGAGCAGGAGTTGCAACGCCAACAGGCGGAGGCGCAAATTGCACGCTTGCAAGCCGGGAGCCCTCAGGGCGCACAAGCACAGTTGCCGGAAAGGTCCTCTGCGCGTGATGCCAAAGAGGACGAAGTACGCCGCCTCAAACGGTGGGCGAAGGGCAAAAAGGAGCCGGATGTACTGCGCTTCCATAGTGACATCCTGACGACCGCTGAAAAGATAGCCGCATTGGGGGACGCTGATGGCGACGATGCGCCCTTTCTGGTTAGCGATACCAGATGGAGCAATTACCCCTGATGCCTATAAAGCAATGGTCTTGCAACTGGACCCAGATGAGGGTGACGAAAGCGACGCCGAGCGTGCCATCCGTAGGCAACTGGAGCGCAAGATGGAACGTGAACTAGCCACGGCCTTTGGTGAGCAGCTTGATACGCTCTTGCCGCCTGGCGCTGACGACGATGCTATCCGCAATGCGCCGCACCAGGTCACCGCTACCAGCGAGCCTGTGCGTGAGGTATTGCGCCGCAATCTGGAGCAGAGCAGTTCATTGGGCGTGAGCGTGGCCTTTGACACGCTGGAGCAGATTGGGTTGGGCTTTGACTACACGCTTGCACACAGTCAGGCGGCGCGCTGGGCGTCTACCTATTCCTATGAGCTGATACGGGGCATCAACGCCTCGACGACGACGCGTATGCAGACCGCTGTTAACGATTGGTTCCGAGAAAGAACAACATTGCCCGATCTGGTGAAGGAGTTGGAGCCGACCTTTGGGCGCAAGCGATCCAAGCTGATTGCGCAGACGGAGACAACCAGGGCAGCGCGTGAGGGGTCTGTGGCCGGCTATGAGCAGAGCGGCGTGGTGGAGGAAGCGGAGTGGGTGACGGTCAATGATGAGCGCGTATGCCCGACGTGCGGGCCTTTGAACGGCAAGCGTGCGCCGTTACGCGGCAGCTTTAGCGGCGCAAGTTATCCGCCGGCGCATCCTGGCTGTAGGTGCTTTGTACGGCCTGTTATTGCGGAGGCTCAATAATGCCCGTCACCATCACAGGGCTTGACCCGCTCTTTAAGAAATTGGGCAATGCCGCCTCCATCCGCACGCTGACGCCACCGATGGAACGAGGGGTGCTGCGCTTGCAACGCACGATGCAAACCTACCCGCCGCCACCACCACAAAGCAAGTACACGCGTACCGGCACATTGGGCAGGCGCTGGACAGCCAAAGTAAATCCGTCTGCCAGTGGGTTAACCGGACGTGTGGGCAACCGGACGGCCTATGCGCCCTTCGTGCAATCGGCCATGTTCCAAACGGCGCAGCATAGTCGCAGCGGCTGGCACACCGATTCACAGGCGATTCGTGCTAACGAGGATGTGATCCTTGCCGACTTTCAGGCGGCTGTGGACCGTGCATTGGCCCTATAGGGGGAAATTATGGACAGAGAACAAACATCTGTAGCCCATATCAAGGCGCTAACAGACGATGCCGCTACCGTGGCCGGCTATGGCGTCATCTTTGACGGCGCTGACCTGGAGGGCGAGAGCTTCAGCAAGTCAACTGACTTCATGCTCGATTTAGCGCCGAGCAAGCTCGTGCTTTATGACCATTCACTTGGCGAGGTCAAGCACTTCATTGGCAAGACGACGCTGGTCGAAGCAGACGACTTTGGCCTATGGGTGGAGGCTGAACTAGATCGCCACAAATCCTATGTCGATATGGTATTGCGCCTGGTCGAACAGGGTGCGCTTGGCTGGTCTAGTGGCAGCGTGGGCCATCTGACGCGGCGCAACGGCAAGAGCATTACGCAATGGCCCATCGTCGAACTAAGCCTGACGCCTACCCCTGCCGAGCCGCGTACGCTCGGCGTTGAACTAATCAAATCCCTTGCGGCTGTTGATTCCAGTTACGAGGCGCTTTTGCCGGAGACAGAAAGGCCTTCTGTGGTGCAGAGTGTGCCAAAAGCGGATGAAACGGCGGCTGAACCGATTACGACACCTATCAAACAGGAGAATAACCCAATGGAAGAAGAAGAAATCGTTGTGGGCGCAACGCAAGAAATTGACGTGGCCGAGATGGTGAAATCCGCCGTGGCTGAAGCCATCGCCCAGATGCCGGTCAAGACGGCAGACATCCAAGTACCCATGGGCGTGCCCATGAGCAACACCAAGACCAAGCCGGGTGATAGTGAAACCAAGGCCTATGTGCATTGGCTG